TTTTTTTTTTGCTCAAAACTAAAAACTAAATCTTAAACTAATTCCTAAAAACTCTTAACTATTAAAACTTAACACAGTCCTAAAAGAAAACAAAGAAAAACAAAACCAGAAAAAGATTTAGCATCCAAGCTTCATTAGCCACTGCAGGCGCAAATCACGCCAAGTAGGGACGTAATACATCCCAGCAAAAGGCTCAAACAGGCGCTCATACTGTTCTGGTTCGCAGTGGCCAGCCAACTGCGCAACAGACAGGAGCTTTTCAGCCTGTGTGCCTGGGCGCACAAAGCTAAGGATTGCTTCAAGGGTCTTCACATCCATCACTGGTTTGTAAAAGGCCCCGTCAGGAACAAAAGCCCGCTTAAGGAAGGTGACCTCCGAAAGCGTTGTCAATTTAAAAAAATCAGTCTTGTCAGCTGTTGTTATTACCTGTCCAAAACTGGAAAACACAGGCACCAACTTTTGAAAGTCAATCTCAAGGTCAGAAGCAATGAGGCAATCATCCCCATAGCAAATCACCTGGATATCATCCGGCTCAAAGTTCTCAAAAGCCTTCATCATAGCTGCAAGAATGTAAACATTGTTTAAAACAGTATTTAAAATGGATGTACAGGAACACCCAGATGGCAAACCTCCATAAATGTTAAACCTCTTTTCTTCATAAGCATGCACCGAGTCGACGAGCGACTCAATGAAAGCAGGGACCCCAGGGTCAAACCCGTGGTCCTCAGAAAAGAAGTAATTCAGGACAACTCTCATTGCATCAGCTGCATGGTTCGCGTCGAACCGGGAGTAATCACAGGCATACACATACCTATAACGTTCCAGCTCAAGACCAAACCGAGTCCAATCCACATCTGGGTCACATCCAATAGCAGAACCAGTCTCAAATCCATTTGCCTCATGAAACTTTGCCACAAACCGGCCCAAAAGCTGCCTACCAACCACCACATGGGGCATCGGTGGCACATCAATCAAACGGGTTTTGCCTGCTCTCACCTTTTCAAGTGGGCGAATCTCATCTTTCAGGAAAGACTGGTAAACCAAATCAGAATAATCTCCTGCCATAAATCTATCTTTTTGAAGCTTTGCGGCTCCTTTTAGCTGGCCCTTGTCAAAATCACATATGTCTTTCCTTCTTTTGTTTTGTTGAGCATAGGGCAACCCGGGAGCGGTGTCCTGTTCCATCTTGTCAAGGCCGGGAATGCCACAAATGGCTTCCTGCTCAGTCAAAGCCTGGTTGTCAAATCCAATACGGGCAAAGACCCGTTGAGCATAAACATGAGCTGCGCGCAGAAGCCATTTCTGGTCTTCCGCGGAAATGTCCTTGTCTCCAGTATGCTTGGCAAAAACCACTTCATCCAACTTTACACCATCAGCCAAGCGCTTGTCAAACTGGGACAAAGGAGCAGGTCCATAGTCAGGTTTAAAAACAGGGTATGCCAATGACTTCACTAATTTGGTTCGGCGCGGGACAGACACCCTCACATCATCATCAAGACGAACAACGTTGCCCTGTTTCTGAGGGAGAGTGCGCTCTAGCGCATCTCTGGACACCAGGGAGCAAAAGGCTACAGACCCAGTACCAGCAGAATGAATGCCAATGATGCGGGCAGGTGAGCCTGCCACAATTGCTGCGCCACAATACCCCCGCGAGGTCTGGGCTGCGTAAGACAAGACATTAGGCATAACAGTCCCATCTGATGTCAAAATAGATTTTTTTACTGTCAAAAAACTGCCAAAAAACACAGTGCGTGCTTGGTGTGGAGAATTCATAATTCCTGTAATTTGGGTCATCTTTTTTAACTCAATTTCATTTGTGAAAAGATGAACAATATTTCTCACTTTTGGTCCGGTTGGAACCCGGAGCAAGCACGCGTCCGATGACACCATATCTCCATTAATTTCAAGTTCAAATTCCACTTTTTCACAATCAGCTTTCTTGTACTGGCGACCGCCAAGCACAATGGTGTCAAAATCAAACTCAAACAAATGCAAGGGAACCAAATAGGAGTTATCATAAACACCCAAAGCAGAACAATCAGTAACCAAATTACCATCACAATAAAGCTCAATTGGCTGAACATTCTTCATAATAGATTGTTGCAAATCAGTTGCTGGAACTCCAGTCTCTGTCCTTATTTTCAAAGTCTTAATCTCCTGTGTTTTGGGTTTGGGTTTTGTTGCTGGATCATAAGCCGAATGTTCATCTGGGGTTTTAAAAATCTGATACATTGAGTACACCAGACAAAAAATAACAATCAATGAAGTAAGAATTGAAAGAAACATAGCAAAATCAGCAGCCAAGCGATGAAACTTAGCTCTCCTAGTCATGTATGACTCCCACTTAAGATACTCTTCATGCAACAAAATTGAGCGTTCCGACACAAAAGCCCTCAAAATTTCTGAATCCTTATTGTCAATCAAAAATTGTAACATTTTTTGCTCCTCATCAGTTGAACATTTCTTAAACAAGTCAGACCACGATTGTTTAAAAATGGGCATTTTGTGTGTGTCTTGTCTGTTTTGGACTTCTGACAGGATCATTTCTATAAGCTCAAAAGCTGTAACTTCTCCACCAGACAAAGCCAATTTAACAGCCTGTCCATTCAGAATGGGCATGTCGTTCTCAAAAATAGGATGAGGTGGAAGACCAGCAGGTTTCAAAGCCAGTGGGAGGTTCAAAAGTTGGCTCGAACCAACAGTACGTACAAAGCCAGGCTTTGCAGATACCGTCACATCAAACCGAAACCTCCGCTTGAGAGCTTCTGGACAAGAAACAGTAATGGGTGTAAAAGATGAATGCAGGTTTGTGGTACAAATAACAACAGGGGAAGTGAATGGAATGCCCTTATCATCCAAGTGAGCCATGGGGGGCACAAAAGCTGTTGTTGACACCATCTGACAAAAGTACTTAAAATCTGCTCCATTGGGGTTCTGGCCTAGATCATCCATGATAACCACAGCTTGTCCATTGTATCCATCAAAATATGTAGGGTCTGGGGGACAACTCCACACACTACCCTGTTTACCCACTAAAAGAAGAGAAATTGCCTGAGCCATCAAATTTGCCAAATAAGATTTTCCCTGTCCTGATGCACCCCGAAGGATACACACAACAGGCTCTGGCCTGCTTGTGGGCAAGTTGACTAGTGGGATTTGCAGCAGGGAAAAGAGGCCTTTATCTTTCACAGCGAGAGCACGCTGTTGCATGTCCTTGAACCACTGGCGCGCCTCTTCCTGCGTATCAGGTTCTTTCAATTTCAATTTGTAAAGAGGGTACTTTTCTAATTCTGAATAAAGTGCATCATCCGCTTGCTGCTCTTGCGCAAACCAAGACGTTAACCACTTTTTAAGAGCAACAAGTGTCTTAATAAACCAATCTGAATTCTTAAGCAGAGTGAAGATGTCGTTCACCGTTCGGAGAGAGACCTGTTTTTCAACCACTCCTTCAGGGGTTTCAAAGAAAGAAGACACAAAAGAGTAAACACCTTTTGGAATTTGGGCAGCAGCCGTGGCTGCATCAGTAACCAATTCTGATATCTTGCCTGGAATGGTCTTCATGTATGGCTGCAGCTTTTCTTGAAAATAGGAAAAGAAAAAACCTGTGTCAAACACCTCTAATCCAAAATCAGCAATCAGCATGACCACAACCACCGGGTCCTTGGTCCGCATTGCCGTCACAGCCAGTGTTGCAAGTTTAAAAAGCATTTTTGCCATCTTGTAAAAAGGAGAATATGTCTCTGCTTTAGCTTTCAAATCCTTCAGCATGCCGGTCAGCTCACCCAGTGACGTTGACAATGCATTCAAATCGGCTGATGCTTTTGAAAAAATGGTGGGACCTGGGTTGCTCTCAACATCTCCAGCCAATTTCAAGAGAGCATAATTAGTACACTGTTTGTTAATATTTGTGGGGAACTTGTGCCTAGTTTTGTCAGCAGGGCGAGTGAAAGCCGGTGGAATGGGCCGAGGGCAATACATGCTTGCTCGCGGAAAGCGGTACCGCAAGTAACACCCTCCTTTGTCATGTGCATCAGATGTCAGCAATATAGAGCCAAAGTGAGCACCGGGCAGCCAATTGTAAGTGGACTCCTCTTTAGTTGGTGCTCCCCAGCCATTGTAAAAGACTGGCACAACGCGCCACATAGATGTATATGGCACGTTGAACCCGCAAGCTTGCGAGCGGGAGCCAGCAATTTTAAAGACAACAGTGGGGGAAAGCCCTGCTACGGCCAATTTTTGAATCCTGACGGAGTTGCCTCCACCTTTTAGCTGCCAGGCATCAGTGGTCTTGGTTGGTGCTCCAACCGGGAACCATTTGACCCACACAAAGCCCTCTCCAACTGAAGATGGGGTGGTGGTAAACTTAAACTGAATAGACAACTCCAAGTCGGAGAAGAAGTATGTACAAGTGTCGAGAAGTCGAGCCCAAGCAAACTGGGCAGTGGAACCAAAAGGATCCAAAAGATGAGTAGTTGGGGAGCCTGTTAAATTTGAAAGTTCAATTGTCTCAACATCAAAGAATCTGTCAAGCAGAAAACTGACGTCTGTGTGGACATGCATGTCCACAGGGGACAAAGCGTGCCGTGGTTCTGTCTCACCGGGCTCGCCATCCTCTCCCACATTTGTGACCTGCTTGTCAGGCAAGTCAACAGGATGTCGGAGCGAGAAGTCAGGCCCGGCGGAAACAGCAACAAGTACGCGGCCCTTGCTGTTCACAGCAATGTCAGTTGAAGTCAAAGCTGTCAATGCATAAACTTGTAACCAACCAGAAACATTCACAACCGTTGCATCCGCAGAATAAACAGCCATGAAGTCAGATGGGGAAGAATAAGGCACATTAAATGAGAATGCAGAATTGAGGCCAACATCCCACACAGCATGAATGCATGCCATAGCTTCGTCGCGCGTTTTTGGCGCAGCAGTGTGGGGAGGCACAAAAGCAACCAAAAATTTTGCCTTGGTAGCTGCAGCTCCAGTGAAAATAAAGTTAAAATTTAATGATCCTCTGTACTGTGCAAAAAAGGATGACAAACTAGCCACATAAGTGCCATGCAATTCAGCTGCACTGAGCGACACATCCATTTGAAATAGTGGTTCATCCCCAGAGGTGTTGGTTACCTCAAAATAGGGTTTACCAGAAATTGAACAGAATGAGTATGTTTGTTTTGCCACATCAATAAAGTTGGTAAACCGGCCAGGAACCTGCCGTGGTGGCACCACCACCTTTGGATAAAGTGGGGTTGAATTGTCTGGCACTGAAGACATGAACGAATCTGATTCTGGAACAGACACCACTCGAATTGGCGCCTCTGGATTTGGAAGAGGCCCGTTGACCATAGCATCAATGGGTGCCACTGACATGGTCACAGGCACAGTTTGCCCAGGCCCTGTCAACTCAGACAGTATTAATATAACTATTGTCCACGGATTGTGGAGGGTCAAATTTGTTGTTGGGCCAGGTCCAATGTAGGGCATAACCAAATGCACAGATGAATTTGTTCTCAAATTTAACAGCTGATGGGGAAACACAGAAAGCTGCTGGTACGTGTAGGCTGGTTCCTCAAGCTCAGACCACTTTAATGCCTTCTCATGAGTGTGTTTATACTCGGGCACCGCAGCAACGCACAGCGCTCCGGAGTGTGCAAAGGAGGCATTTACTTGTACAACCACATCCCAGCCATTCTTGACCAGGTGGTGAGACTTGACAACCTCGTGGAAGCTGCCCATCTTTTTCAGCTTGTCTCCAGGCAGTGGACAAATCCAGGCGTGGCCGTGTGATTGTGAATGAGGCCACTCACCCACTTTGAATGTGTAATGTCTGGAAAGCGTGGGTCCGAGTCTGGTGACTGGGTCAGACACCGTGGAGGGTGCCTTGCTGTCTGGCCTTGAGTAACAGTAGGTGGTTCCAACTGACCCTTGTGAATTTATGATGGTTACTCCAACCACCGTTGTCTCAATTCTATCTTCAATGTTAGTTGTCTCTTCTGTCTTTTTGTCAGCTAGTAGCTTTGTCCCAAGGTTAAGCAAACTAGAGAACCAACCGCCCAGACCAGATGACTGGCTGGACGAAGTCGAACTACTAGTGTTGCTCCCTTGGCCTTCAGGACTAATTACATTGTCTCCGAGGTCAGCATCAATTGAATTCTGGTATTGTTGCATGTAAAAATTCTGTACAATGGAACCACTGTTTCCTGACATGTTCTGGTTGCCAGTCGTTGGAGTCGATGTACCAGCTCCGCTAAGGCGTTCAAACGCCTTCTCATACCTCTGATGTAACTTAGGAGGGTCTTTGCCCAATGACTCAAAGTCATAGGGCGCGAAAACTAGTACATCTTCTGTTTTGGGTGTCTCTGGGTATATCTTTTTGTCATCAACACAAATCCAACCCTCACTTGTAAGAAGGTAAAACACTGCGTGCCCTGGTTTGGCTGAAACACAGGCCCAAAAATCAGAAAGGCAGACCTTTGGCCCGGACCACAGTGTAATTGACCTGGGTTTTTCCATGGTGCCAACATCCAAATGTCCATGTTGCCATAATTTGTACACCACCACAAGTGGAGGTGCCCCTGACTTCAAATCTTTAATACCAGTTTGGTCACTCACCCAATCAATTGTTTTCCGAGTGAACAAACCTCTATTTCCAAAATGCTCGTCAAAAAGCCGAATCCCAAGAATCTGTGTCAGCTGAGTCAGGGCATTTAGCCAGCATGTGTTGTCATAATTGTGAAGACCAGTCAACCTTACCTGTTTGTCAAGCTGTGGCACAAAAACTGTTTTCTTTTGCAAGAATTTGTCCATCATCCGAACAGCGCCTGCTAGTAGAGTCTGCTCGCACACTCTGTATACCTTAGACGCCGCCATCATGAAACAAATGAGGAAAAAGAAACGCTCCCGCGTTTCTGCTGCTGCTTAGACAGTTTTTGACCCCGCGTCGATCGAGAGTCACGAGCGGGGCTCCTGATCAGGGCTGTAACCAGCTTGCCTTCAGGACATTCTTCACAGCAGTAGATGGTGTAGTTCAGAACAGGCCAAATTGGAGATCCACTTAGTCCACTTCACACCTGGCAGGTGGGGTTCCTGCATCCCAGAAGGCGCTATTAACGCTGGGCTTTTGGCCAGAGAGGACCGCCTCGCGGCGGGGGAGCTCCGCTCCCTTCTGGGCAGCGCTACCACAGGTGTGTCGCTTCGTAAGGTTCACTCCGCATCTGCCAGCTTGGTGACACCATCCAGAGCAATGGCACCGGGAAAATCCAGCAAGCCGCTGTCCGGTTACCTGGTGCTGTACAGCACACGGGCTTGACGGCCCGCCGCGCAAGGGCGCGCTAAAGCCTGAAACAATAGAAAAGCCAAGCAACGACCAGTCTTATTGCGAGCGCCTTCGACCAGTCAATGACAGGGGGCTGAAAAAGGGGGGGCGCGCCGAGGCGCGCCAACATTGTTTGAGAGAAAAGTGCCCGAGAACGGGCTCCTCTCTCCCGTGACAATTGCCAGGAAATCTTGGCAAAATGTCATGTGCTCTCATTACGAGCAGTAACCCTTAAAGCCGGGAAGCTCTGCACTTGAGCGCTACGCGAGCGCCACAAGAATGTTTGCGTTTTACTGACGCTACAGTCAATAGCTTGTGGTTGCAGCGTTTTACTGACGCTACAGGCTCAAATCTTGTGTATTGCGTTTTACTGACGCTACAGGCAATTGCTTGCGGTTACTGCGTTTGGTCATCTCCTAAAAGTGGGGTACCCATGGCCTCCCTGCTGCACAGTCAAACATTCAACCCCCTTTCAA